ACGTGCAAGGTGCACTCGACGAGCAAGACCGCGCTGCCAAGGCTGTGGAGCGGGAGTACAAGACTGAGATCGGCAAGCTCAAGCGCAAACAGGAACGTCTTGAGAATCCTGACTGGGAAGCCTTCTACGAACGTGAAGAAGAGCTTATGATGCGTATGGAAAAGCGTATCGCCGAGATTCGTGGCAAAGAAACTGGAGAAGAATGATGGCAAAGACACCTGCATGGACGCGCAAAGAAGGCAAAGACCCCAAGGGGGGTCTTAACGCCAAGGGGCGTGCCTCCTACAACAAAGCCAACCCCGGCAAGCCGGGGCTCAAGGCCCCTCAACCTGAAGGTGGCCCACGACGTGACTCATTCTGTGCTCGAATGGAGGGCATGAAGGAGAAGCTGACCAGTGAAAAAACTGCCAAAGACCCCAACAGCCGCATCAACAAGTCGTTGCGTGCGTGGAAATGCTAACCCCCAACTGGAGATTCCCATGATGTACGGAAAAATGATGATGGCTAAGGCCCCCGCAAAGTCCGCAGGCAAAAAAGCTGCTCCATTCAAACCTTGCAAGGGTTGCCCAAGCCCAGCCAAGTGCGCTAAGGCTGGCGTTTGCGCCGCCAAAGCTAAGAAGTAATGCCAAGCACCAGCGAAAAGCAAGCCCGCACTATGCGGGCTGCTGCACATGACCCAGCCTTCGCCAAGAAGCTGGGTATCCCCAAGAAGGTGGCCAAGGAGTACGTGGCCGCTGACAAGGCCAAGGGCGTAAAGCCCAAGGCCAAGAAGTAATCACTTCATCCGGGCCGACTTGGTCCGGGCAAAGGAGCGGTTTTCGGACTTGGGCACTGCACGCAGGTTGCCTGATCCGTTGCCGCCGCCTTTGGCAATAGGCGTCTTGTGGTCAACGTCTTTGCCGTCACCCTTGGACACCACACCCTTCTTCTCCATCTCAGAACGGGCAGCGTTGCGCTTCGCACGATTGGCGATTTGCTCTGGTCGGCCCTGATACTTATCATACTCAGCGCGGTAGTTGCGTGGCATACAAAATCCTTTCGCACCAAAACTTTAGTTGGGCAGTTGTCAGTTCGCTCTTCATAAGGTTTGCTTGGTAGCAAACCAACTGCACATTATCTAGAGTGTACCCCAAGCCAGAATCTTTGCGGTCGATAGACAGGTTAGTGGGCAGTCGCCCTTTACCTTTCTCGTATGTCATAGGCACACCTGACAAAGCGCACAACCCTCCTTGCTTGTCCCACAAAGATTTCAGTTCGTCTACGACTACTTCTACAGGGTGCTTGCCGCGCCTAGTCGCCAAAAATATCTTTTCGCGTAAGAAGTAGTCTAGGTTTGAGTTGCGCAACTTCTGTCGCACCTGCTGATACTCATCGCTTTTGTCGCGACAGGCCGTATTGCAATACTGCTTGTTGCTATGCCCGATAAAGTCTACACCGCACGCACGGCACGTTTTGCGCACAGGCTTAAAACTATATGCGCGTGGCATGGTTGTTCCTCAGTAAAGGTTGTTCAGCACTGGAGGGCGGTAGTTCGGCCCCTTCGCTATTTTCCCATGTTCGTTGAACACAGGGTTGCCGTTCTCGTCGTACTTTGACCAGTTGCTGCGGTTCACGGCATCGACCCCATCGGTCATCTTCATGCCAGCGCAGTGGCCAACACCGACAGACGTGACGATCTGATCGGCCAGCGAGTCCAGCATCTCTTTGCGGTCATGAATGACCACGTTCTCCTGTCCGCTCTTGAGTCGGTCAGCCAACAGCTTGAGCTCGTAGCGCAGGTTATTCCACCCGCCGTTGAACTGCACGCAGTCCAGCATCTCCACGAACTCCTCCACGTGGCATCCCATCTGAATGTCCAGTTCCCGGGCAGTGGGGTCAGGACGACCCCTACGGTGCCACAACTCGATCGAATCAATACTCATGCGTTTCCCCTGTTTGAAATCCATGCCCAGTAGTGAGCGTCGTGCCTGTACCCGTGACATGCGTGCAATGCCTGTCCATATTCGTTATGACCCGGAGTCCCCGCGTTTGCAGCGAGGGCTTTGATTCTGGCAATGCTAACTTCGTAGGGCTCGTCTAGTTCCCAAGGAGTGCCATACACGTTCATGCTGCAGCTCCCAAAACAGCCAGTGCAATCTTACTCTGTGCGCGGGCTGTGGTGCCCGTCAGGCTGTCCACGAACCGTGGGTGGTTCAGGTTCACGATCATGCACTGCATCTGGCCCGGGGCGTGCTTGGGGCAGCCCTTGAACATCGTGACGCGGTCACGGCGGCGCAGCAATGCGTTCTCGTTCTCCAACTCCCGCTCGATGCGGTCCAAGCCATCACGCTTGATCTTGAGCCATGAGCGCAGCTTCTCAGCGTTGATCGCCACTTGGCTCCCCGGCATGATGGGGTTCTTGTCGTCGTAGACGATCTTGACCCGCGCCACGGCGCGTTCTGGTGCTGGCAGTGTGACCTGCTCAACACCTGATCCATACTTCTCTTTGCACTCGACCAGCTGGTCGTTGTGCTCTGCAAGGAACTGGCCCACGATGTCGAACACATCGGTCTTGTGATCAATGGTGAACTGGCGTGTCTTCTTGATGTGCGAGATCAGGTGGTCAATGGTGCCCTGCACATCGAACGGGAACAGGCCCAAGGCTTGGCCAATCCGTCCCATACCCCATGCAGAGATGATGGCCGTACGATAGAAGCGCTCCTGCGGCTCGAACACAAAGTTGAACGTCTTCATGAACGATGCCTCGGCCCACTTCCACACAGCCTCTGGACCGCCCTTGTCGATCACCACCTGCACCAGCTCTGGGAAAGCCCAGCCGTTGTTCTTGGCCATGATGTCGAAGAACTCATAGCCATCGCTCTTGCCGTCTTCACGGGTCTCGATGAACGTGCGGTCATGTTGTGGCAACTCCAAGCAGCGGGCTTTGAGCGGCTCGTTGCCAGCCTGTGCACCCTCGAACTTCTGCCACAGCGAGATGTTGGTTGTCATCAGTGTGGGGCCATCCCACGACGCAGGGTCTCGTAAATCGCGATCTTTGGTCATGGACACCTTCTCACGGCCCATGCTCAGCTGATACGTCATGTCAGCAATGTCTTTGTCGTCAGCTGCAGTCATCTCGTCGATGCAACATGGCAAGCTGTTGAGCACACCGCGCTGCTTGTACAGGGCGTTGGCCGTGTCCTTCTGGCTCAGGAACAGTTGCTTGGGCGTGCCGATGAGGCTGTTGGCGGCAATCAGTGACAGGGTCTTGCCCGTAGTCGTCTCTGTTGAGTAGATGGACACCACGACGGTGCCGTTACCAGCCACAGGCCCGAGGATGCCAGTCAATGCCAGCAGCACAGCGGAGCGTATCGTCTCTGAACCCGGACGGTTGAGCATGTCCATGCCGCGAATCCACTCGTCGCGAGAGCCGTGTGGGCCGATCAAATTCTCGAATGCCTTCGCTGGGCCACGCAAGCGCGTGTCGATGTTGTCGTGCTGTGCGCCAAGCAGTGTCGGGCCACACATGAATGAGCCATCATCTTGCCAGCCGAAGCTCACGTAGTCCTGCCCAGTTGGTGTCTGCTGCTGCACCATCGTTAAGTAATCCATTAAAAATCCCCGTACTTTTTCTTGTTGGCCAATGTTCTTGACGTAAATCTGGCGGTTGAGCAAGAACGCGCTGAAGTCTTTGCCTACTGAAGCCAGCACCGACATGTCATGCGGCTTTTCTTTCCAGCCAGTCATCGGGTACTTGACCATCAGCTTGAACGCTGACTTGCCGCTCTCGTCGTCGTTGTACACGCCCGTGATGTGCATTTCATACTGGCTCACGTGGTCGAACTCAACCACGTCTTGCGCCACGGTGTTGCCGTTGGCATCGGTCGTCGTGACCTCTGTCTTGACCTCGCGGTAAATCTGCCCGTTCTGCACCACGTAGCCCTTGGGCAGCGTAAGCACGATCTCTTCGCCAGCCTCAGTCTCTACGGCCACTTCAGTCACCACAGACAACTGCGCTGGGCTTGTGATCTTTCCACGACTCGGGCATCCCTCACAGCCCTTGGAGCACAGCTGCTCGAACTTCGCGCAGGTTGTTGGCCCTGTACCTTTCCAACCGTTGATCTTGTCGAGGTTGGTGTCGAGGTCAAAGTCTTTGTGTAGCCCAGCCAACTTTACGATGGCTTCCTTTGGGTCCGTGCAGTGCTTGGCAAGGCCCAGTGACGCACGCCACAGCGGCTCTTCTACAGGTCGACCAGCGGCATCAAGCACACCACCAGAAGAAACAAGAGCTCCCACTTGGTTACAACGAGATGCCACGGCATCGAGGACGACATCATTGGTGTTGAGTACTGCGTCGAGGATGGATGACTTGGGCTTGCCTGCACGTGGCGTGAGCGCAGTGGATGATAGTTTGGCACTCTTGCCGAACCACGGCTTGAGCGTACCGAAGAGCGCAACTGCATCGAAGTCTGCGCTGTCCGCAACACACCTGACGTCCTTCCATGGCTGCTGCTTCTTGTGGTGCGTACCAACGGGGCGAAGCACCATGGATGGGTCGTGAATCTTCGAGGTGTCAATTTCAACTCCGTGCTCTTCTAGCGCAACGCGCAGCGCTGTGGATGCTTTGACCCAATGCGCTTTGCTGATTGGTGCAGTGAGTGGCCAGTACAGGTGGATGCCGTTACCGGACGAGATAATCATGGGTGGCGGCATACCGATCTTCGTCAGTGCCTCCTTCATCACAGTCCAGCCCTCTTTCTGAGTGGCATACGGTTTGTCTGGGCCGATGTCGAGGTCAAGGGCCAATGCCTTGAACCATGTTGCGTGTTCTTGTTTGCGGTACCACTTCTGCTTGCCGTCATCGTCATAGCCGTGGCCTGCAAATGCACCCACGCCGAAGTAGACCGTGGTGTTGGGCTCTGAGTCCCACTGAGAGATAGCTGCTACAGCCGCGTCGATGTCCGTAAACGAGCCCCTGTTCCAGAAAAAACCACGGGCAACTTTGCCGCTTGGGTCTGGCTTGTGGACGCTGATAACGAGTTCGTCGAGCTGGGCAAATACGCGAGTAAGAAAGTGTTTGGTGTCCAAGACATGCCCCTAGATGAAAAACCCCGGCCTCAGCCGGGGGGTTTGTTTTTCGAGGATTCTATTACTCGTCGAACAGGCTGTCGAGTTTAGCAGCCAATTCATCCGACGCTTTTACTGGGGCAACCGAAGGCTTGGCCTTTGGCGTAGCAGCAACCACAGGTGCTGGAGCAGCGGCAGCATCTTCCTCGTAGGCATCATCCACAGCAGGAGCGGCGATCGCAGTCTGAGCCTTGGGGGCAGCCAGTGCTGGGCCTGCAGCAGTAGGAGCCATCTGACGAGTAGCCACTTTAACAGGGTCACTTGTCAACAGGTTGTCCACACGCTCAATGGCCTTCTCTGGCACATAGCCCTTCTGCTTGAAGGTGATCTTGGGGAAGCTGGCTGCGTCGTCGAAGCCCAGCTCAGTCACGACTTCTTCAGGTCCGATGCCGTAGTTGCCCAGTTCCTTGAAGTATTCGCGCAGAGCTTTCATGCCGCTGACAGGAACCGTGAGGCTGTAGACCTTGGTGGGGTCAGCAGCGGCCACAACGGCGAGGTGACGCTGGTCAGCGCACATCTTGGACTTGGCACCCGAGGGCAGAATCTTGGAGCCCAGCACGTTGTTGGGGCAGTCAGCGCAGCTGGCGTGCACAGGAGCGTCAATGCTTGCGTCAGCCTTCAGGCCATCGTTGGACCAGCAGTCAGGGCGGACATTCTCAGCAGATGCGTCGAAGGCTTTGGCGTAGAACACTTTGGAGACGCGGGGGTTGGCACCCACGATGATGGTGTCCAGCGTCACGCCCACGGTGGTCTCAACGCCTTCTTCGTTCAGGCGATAGCGGCCAGCACGGATGCTGATACGCGGAATGCTCACGCCATCAGAGACGATGGCAGATGCCACGGAAGACTTGGTGCCAGCCTGTTGGCGGGCTGCGATACGCGCTGCGATGTGCGCTGGGACGTTTGCGATCATGTTGCTCATTTAGTTACTCCTTGGATTGCGCTTTGCGCATGTTGAACACTTTTGTCGATGAGAAATTTACCCCGGGTGGAGGTGCGCCGTTGGCCTCGATGTAACTCTTGACCCCCGTCTTTGATGCTCGGCTCTCAACCATGTCCCAAGCATCGTGCTCTTTGCAAAAGCTGAAGAACTCTTCACGAGAACCAACTGTTGCGGTGTGATGGGTAGACCAGTAGGCCGTACCGTGCGGAGTCTTGACTGTCTCCAGTCCGTCTTCCTGTGCTTTCGCTGTCATCCAGTTTTCAAGGGCCACCAGCTTTTCTGTGAGCTTGCCCTTGATCGTCTTGTGCTCGCGTTCGAGAGCGTCAATCTCGTTGCGAACCTGCAGATACCGCTCTGCGGCAATGTCGTAGTTCATTCAGTTACCTCGTTTCTTACTCGTCACTGTTGATGCCTTGCACCAAATTCAAAAACTCCGCCAGTGTGTTTTTCTTTGCGCGGAGTCGGCGGTATAACTCTGCTTCAAAGCCGGTGGCCCAGATGTGCCACACAGTCGTTTTGCCAGTTGTCGTCAACCGGCGAATCCTCGCATTGGCCTGCTCGTATTGCTCAAGTGAATAAATAGGCGCAAACCAAATGATGTCCTTCGCACGTGTCAGTGTCAAACCGTGTGCAGCAACCTTGGGGTGGGCCAGCAAAATCTGCGGCTTATCCGTGTGCTGAAAGTCGTTGAATATCTGATCACGTTCCTTCTTGCTTGTGTCCCCGTTGACCATCGCAGCATCGAAACCATCTGTGATGAGCCTGCTCAACAAGCGCTGTTGTGACGCTTTGAACGGCATGAAGATGATTGCTTTGTCGCCGATCTCCGTGAGTAATTCAGTGAGTGTATTGTACCTCTCTGAGTCATCCATGTCAATCACACCGGTCTCGCTGATGACCGAACCGCAGCAGATTTGCAGCAGCTTGGCCAGCACCACAGCTGCGTTGGGCGCAGTCACTTCGCCACCAGCGAAGATCGTCACGGCCTTGTCCTTCATGTCCTTGAACGCCTTCTCCTGCTGCTTGGTCAGCTCGGTCTTGCGGCCCACGAAGTTGGTGTCAGGCAAGTCCTTGCACTCGTCCAGCGAGAACCGGATTGAAGGCTGCAGCACCTTGCGGCATGTCTCCAGCGCGTCAGCACGCGGCACCCAGCGGAACGTCGTCACCTTCTGCATCACCAAGTCTTTGAACGTGGTGAAGCTCTTCGGGCACTGCGGCGAATCCACAAGGCGTGCCAGTGTCCATGCGTCAGCAGGTGTCTGCGAGATGGGCGTGCCCGTCAGCATCCACAGCCATGGCTGGTTCTTGGTCATCCACTTGGCGAATATCTTGTACCGCTGTGAGCTCGGTGACTTGAGCGCTGTCGCCTCGTCGTAGATCACCACGTCGAAGTCCTTGAGCTCTGCAGCCATGTTGGTGAATCCGTCATGGTTGATGATGACGTACTGCACCCCGGGCGTAGCCAGCAGGTCGAGTCGCTTTTGCTTCGTACCTGTGCAGATCACAAACGAGCGGTGCGGCAGGTGGTGCTTGAGCTCACGACCCCACACGACTTTCACCGTGGACAGCGGAGCGATGATGAGCACCTTCTTGGCCACACCTTCGTCGAGCAGGAAGT